GTATAAGAAACGTTTTAACAAACAAATGAAACAATATGAAGAAGATTTTAAACGGACCCACGGTATGGAGAGCTAAATGCCCAGTATGTGATTGTGAATTTGAATATGATAGTAGTGAAACTCTGAGTATTTTTAATAAAAACAGTGATTATTCTTATTTTAAGGTAGTCATTTGCCCAAGTTGTAAATCTTATATAAATCATTTAGAATCGGTATCTACCGCTACAGAAACGAAAATGGAAGATACTATGACAACATAACTAATTAAAATTTTAGATTATGGAAAATGACACATTAAAGAAAGAGGCTGACAAGGTAATCAATGTAACTTACATGTTATCTGGAGTATTAGAACAATCATTCCAAGAAATGGATGAAATTTTGGATAGATTACACAAAAGACTTCACCATGAAGACCGAAGGTTAATCAACTCTATCCGAAAACATATAAAATTTCTCAATTCAAACATAGAATCACTCAGAACTCATTCACTTTCTAAGATGGATGAAGAAACAGTAGAATGCTTTGATGATACTACTCTTAGATTTTATGTAATCTTCATGAAATTACTTGAAGTTGCTGGTATAGATTACCTTTGCGATTTACGATTATACTCTCTGTATAATCTGTTAGACAAATATCAATCCCTTACTAGTTATCCCAAATTAGATTCTAGGGCTAAGATTGCTTTCCTACAAGTTAAGAGAGATATAGAAAGTGGTCAGTATTCTGCCGAAGACATGAAAAACGTTTTTAAGTTGAAAGATGAAAACCGAGATAAATAAACTTAAGGTAGTATTTGAGGGTAGAACCTTAGAAATAGATATTCAAAAGGAATTATCTATCAATGAGAACTTATTAAATTCTCAGCTAAAGGATTCTCCCTCTAGTTATTATATACTTGCTTCATTAAGAGATAAGTATATAAAACAAAGAGATGCTTTAGCA